CATGTTAATGCCATGGTCATCTTCCAATTTTTCCCAACTCCGTCCTTACGCACCAACCTCTCCGACACCTACCCGTTGCCGTACTACCCGTACCGCCACTGCCTACCAGATGTTCCACGTAGAACACGATACTATACAACGCATACTATACCAACAAAGCTATTGATTAAATACAGAATATGTGCTATACTGCAAATAAGAAATAAATAGAAACGAGGTGATACCATGGACACAAATGTAATCGTGCAGTTAGTAAGCTCACTCGGTTTTCCGATAGCGTGTTGTATTGCCATGTTTTGGCAGAACAACAAACTGAATGAATCACACAAAGAAGAAGTGAGCAAACTTAACGAAGCACTCAATAACAACACTATCGCACTTAACCGTATTATTGATAAACTTGGAGGTGACAACAGTGATAGTTAAACAGTGTATATTTACGGCTAACGGCGCATACAAGGCACACAAGCACATCAAGCCTGTTGGTATCGTCGTGCATAGCACAGGGTGTGACAACGAGATGCTCCGCAGATATGTACAGCCAACATCAGCCAATGCCGAGTATAAAGAGATACTTGCCGACCTTGGTAAAAACGTGTATAACAATCACCTTAATCAAGAGTACATTAACGGTGTTTATAATGACATCTGTATGCACGCCTTTATTGGCAAAAATGACAAGGGCATTGTTGAGACCTACCAGACATTACCGTATGATTATGCTTGCTGGGGTTGCGGGTCAGGTAGTAAGGGTAGTTTTAACTATGCCCCGACTGCGCACATACAGTTTGAGATTTGCGAAGATGCCTTAACCGATAAGGTATACTTTACAAACGCTTTTGATGAAGCAATCGAATACTGCGCATACCTTTGTAACAAGCTTGGCTTAAAACCCGAAAGCATAGTATCACACAAAGAAGCAAGTGCGCTTGGCTACGCATCTGCGCACGGCGACCCTGAAAACTGGCTGTCAAGATTTGGGAAAAATATGGATTGGTTTAGAACGCAGGTAAAAAACAAACTTAAGAAAATGACCGCAGACGAAAAAACCAAGACGATATATCGAGTACAAGTCGGTGCATACTCCAGTGAAGCCAACGCAAAAGCCTTTTTAGAAACCGTCAAAAAGGCAGGATTTACCAATGCATTTATAATGAAAGTAGAGGTGGAAAAATAATGGTAAAGACGAAAGATGAAATCATGGAAGAAATCAGAGCCTATATCGGCGACCGCTCCGACGACCAAACAATCTCGCTTGTCGAGAACATCTCCGACACCATCGACGATTACGCAGCTCACGGCGACTATGACGAAAAGCTAATGGCTGTTGAAGCCGAGTGGAGACGCAGGTACATTGACCGCTTTATGAACGGCGGTGAAAACAAGTCGGACGTTGAAACATCAGAAGACGAAGAAAAAACAGAAGAAATCACAATCGACGACTTATACACAGAAAGTGAGGATGATTAACAATGCCTAGCATCGACTATAGAGATGTAAAAACTAACTCAAGCGTTGACGTACTCAACGCTATCCGCAACAGTGCATCACAAAATTATAAAGACCATGTGCCGATTGCCACACCTGACGCTAATACTATCAGAAGCATTGGTAATGTAATCATGGATTTTCCTGAGATTCAGAACGAATTTTTAACCGCTTTGATAAACAGAATTGCCATGGTAAAAGTTACCAACAAGTATTACACAAACCCGATGAACATATTTAAAAAGGGCAAGCTTAATTTTGGTGAAGTCATTGAGGATATTTTTATTGACCTCGCTCACGCAAAAAATTATTCGCCCGAAAGAGCAGAAACAACTGTTTTTCAGCGTGAGTTTCCTGACGTAAAATCTGCCTTTTATGTGCTTAACTACCAGAAATATTACAAGCAGACCGTCCAGCCTTACGACCTCGAAAACGCCTTTTTAAATATCAACGGCGTTTCCAACTTCATCGAAAAAATTGTTACAACTATGTTTACAAGCATGGAGCAGGACGAATTTTTAACTTTTAAGTATATGCTTGCATACCGCATCATAAATGGATTAATGCGTCCCTTTGAAATCCCTGCTGTCACAAAGGAAAACATGGCTGATATTGTTGAAGCTATACAGACAGTGTCTGACGACATGACGTTTATGAAAACTGACTATAACCTTGTTGGTGTAAACAACTTTACGCTTAAAGACGACCAGTACCTTATCGTCTCAGCAAAGTTTAATGCAAAGCGTAACGTTGAGGTACTTGCGAGCGCCTTTAACATGGATAAAGTCGAGTTCCTCGGTCACATCAAATTGATTGACAGCTTCGGCGCACTCGACATCAAGAGACTTAACGAGCTTTTCAAGGGCGATGAAAATTATCACGAATTTTCCCAGCTTGAAATGGAAGCACTTGACGCTGTACCCTGCGTACTTGTCGATAAGGATTTTTTTCAGATTTACGACAAATTAACAGAAATGCGGGCGATTGAGAACCCGGAAGGACTGAATCGTAACATGACCCTGCACGCTTGGCGCATTTATGCCATATCGCCTTTTGCCAACAACGCACTTTTTGTTGCCGGCACACCGAGCATCGCAGCCGTGACCGTGTCACCTGCAAACGCAACACTGTCAGCAGGCGCAAAGCTCCAGCTGTCAGCTAACGTAACATCAACAAACTTTGCACCGTCGGGGCTGACTTGGACAAGTGACAGTGATAAAGCTACGGTATCAAGTACGGGTATCGTGACTATCGCATCCGATGTGACAAGCGCAACGGAGATAAAAATAACGGCAACATCAGTCTTTGACCCGACTAAGTCAGGCAGTGCAACAATAACCGTTGCCTAAGTTAATATAATATTGGTGGTGGCACTATACCACCACCATTAATTATAGAAAGGAGTAAATATATGGCTTATGTAGCGCCAAATAGCGACCTTTGGCTGTGTCGTGGCGTGCCACTTGATAGTGACTATCACTACAGCTATCGTCCTGCATCAGCGTCTGCGCAGCGGACTGCTATTTTAGCGTACACGGCTTATACACTTACAAATCAAAGCTATATCAGGCATACCAATAACACTATTCGAGTAGCAATTTCTCCCGATAATGCTTTAGGGTGTAATTATATGGCATTCCGCAACACGTCCTTTGGCAATAAAATGTTTTACGCCTTTGTCACAGATGTTGAGTATGTTAACAACGAGACAAGTCTTATAACATATAGTATTGATGTATTGCAGACTTACTTTTTTGACGTCAACATACTGCCGTCATATATCGAGAGGGAGCACAGCATAACCGATGGCATCGGTGACAGTGTTACACCAGAGCCGACTATCTCAAGCGGTCAAGAGATTATCTCAAAATATCAGTCTCTCGCTGAGGGCTTAACGGCTGGCGTTTATACTGTAATTGTCACATCGCATGACTTGGTAAATCCTGTGACAAAAGACTACTTTTTTACAACGGCGGCGGTTGGTAATTTATCAGGCGCCTCCTTAGCAGGTGAGTATAATGTTTGTAATGTTGTGCCTAGCACCTTGCAAGACTTTTTTGATGTGGTAAATAATTACATTCGCGTGGCCGGTGAAAATGGCATACTTGCGATGTACTGTATACCTAGACTCGCATATACTGGCGGTAACTGGGATACGACGCACCCGTGGCTCGCAAAAAATGTTGCAATCAATACACCTGCAATTTATCCGCAAACTGTGCCTAAACCTGCAGTGACAGACACACTTAACGGTTATTTACCAAAAAACAACAAACTGTACACTTATCCGTTTTGCTATCTTAAGGTGCACAATTGCAGCGGTAGCGATAACGAGTATAGATATGAGTATTTTACGACTGATAACGCTGTTTTTAGACTGTCGTCAAGTGGCACCTCTCCAGACCAAAGTGTATATTGCACACCGCAAAATTATAGGGGCTTTGCGCTCGACTGGCAAAGCAGTCTGATTTATGATACTTATCCAGCGACAAGCTTTATATCGTCAGAGTATAATAATTACATCGGTAATAACTCAAATCGGCTGCTTGCCGGGCAAATGTCACGCATAGTGTCGTCAATTGCAAGCGTGGCGGGAGGATTGGCAAACCCAAGCGGCGCAATAACAAGCTTGGCAAATAATGTGATGGGCGGAGTAAGTGAGTATGCTATGTTACAAGATTTAAGCAGTCAAACCTCCACGCTTGGCGGTATGGCAAGCGGATACTTTAATTTGCTTTATGCGCAAAACTTTTTTATCGCCTATCGAGTAACCGTCAATGCAACAGTCGCAAAACAGTACGACGACTACTTTACGATGTTTGGATATGCTGTCGATGCACTCAAAACGCCTAACTTTATTGGTAGTCAGCGTCGGTCAGCTTACAATTTTTGCAAGACCCGCAACGCCAGTGTAACAAGCAAGACAAGCGCAGACAACAGCGTGCCGACACAGGCTTTGACAGCTTTTAAAGCAGCCTTAAATAATGGCGTGTGCTGGTGGGAGGTTTTGTCAAACACTGGTAATTATAATATCCCCAACAATTTACCGTAACAGGAGGTGATACAATGCCTAAGAGAGTAAGAGATACAGCTTTTAAATCAAGTCTTTTTGAAAATAAAAGGGCTTGGAATAATTACACCTATCGACTTTTTGAAATGGCTATGTCAAGGGGTCACTGGTCTAAGATGCCAAAAAGCATAGACTTGCGTTACCTTGAGCAAACCCTTATAACTCAAGGGGCTTGCGTCTTTTTTAAGGACGAGGTTATGGGGTATTTGTGTTTGCCTGTCGTCCTCAACGGCAAGCTTGACGTCTACGGCAATCCCTATGATTTTATGGCAATATCTGACACGGGCTACAATAAAAACCTTGACGTCAACAACGCTGTGATTATTTATAATAATTACCTGCGGATGCCAAACATAGCCGAGATACGCTACTACGCTGACCGTCTATACGAGTATGACCGTATCATTGACGTTAACGTCAAAGCACAAAAAACGCCCGTCCTCATAAAGTGTGATAAAAACGAGATTTTGAGCATGGAAAATATGTATCAAAAGTACGCTGGCAATCAGCCTGTGATATATGGCAAAAAGTCCTTAAACGATGATAACATATCAGTGCTTAAGACAGATGCGCCATATATAGCTGATAAAGTATATGCTTTAAAGCGCAATATATGGAACGAGGCATTAACCCAGCTTGGCATCCCAAATACAGATACAACAAAGCGCGAACGTATGATACGTGACGAGGTCATCACCGCACAGGGTGCAGTAATCGCAACTCGCAACTCACCAGAAAAAATGCGCCAGCTTGCATGCGATAAAATCAACGAAATGTTTGGGCTTGATATATGGTATCAGTTTGATAATATTGACATAGATAAGTCTATTGATAAAGGAGGGGAAGACGATGGCACACTATACAACGCAGGTGCGGACGATATGCGAGACGGTAGCAGGACTGAGTAATAGCGCAGGATATACAGATGTAGAGACTGTGCTTACCGATAGCTGGGACAAGATTTTTACATCATTTCCCATATATGACGAGGCGCACAGAGCAGATCTATGTAAAAAGATACTACGTCACTACTATATGGACGAGATAGCTTTTGAGACCTACGGCTTATGGCAACTCGCCATCAACACAAAGCTCGTAGAGATAATGCCACAGTATAACAGTCTGTATAAAGCATCTGCGGAGATAATCAACCCATTGTATAATAAAAACCTGACAAGACAGTATGACGGTACGAGCAAAGGGACAAACAAAGACACTCGGACGGATAATCTCACAGACACATCCTCATCCACAACAACCGCAACAGGCACAGATACAAGGACAGATAATCTGACTGACACTAACGGTGGTAGCGTCGTAACAAAATCTGACAGTAAGCGTACTGATGCGCTTAAAGCTGTGACGGATAACACATCAACATCAACGACAACGTCTAGTGCAAGCAACAACACCAGTAATGACAGCTTTACAAGTGACACGCCGCAGGGTAGTTTATCAGACGTCAAAGCTGGTAAATATATGACAAATGCCAGCATCGGCACTAGCACGGGTAGCACGTCGGGCACAGACAAAAACGACAGCACAAGCACAAACACAGTCAACAACACAGGCACAGTCTCAAACGCTGGCACAGATACTGTGACAGACACACGTACACTCACAAAAACTGGCACAGTCACAAACGACAGCACAAACGACACGACCAGCAACAGCACACTTACAAAAACTGGTACAGTAGTCAATGACGGTAGTGACAGCCGCACAGATGCGCACACCGAGACTGTAACAGGCTATGAGGGCAGTGCGACCTATGCCGAGCTTTTAAAAAAGTACAGCAATGAGATAATAAACATAGACTTAATGATAATAAATGAGTTATCAGATTTGTTTATGCAGATATGGTAAGGAGGTAATCAAAATGATTGATAAGTTAAAGTACTGGTGCAACAAGATTTTGCCGCTTGTTTACGATGACAGCTTAAGCTACTATGAGGTGTTATGTAAGACAAGCGCAAAGCTTAACGAGGTCATAACAAGCACAAACGGACTACTTGACGCATGGGACACATACAAAAACGACATCGACGCCGCCTTTGGAGAGTACACCGCGGGTCTTGACAAAAAATTTGACGCCTTGTCGGATAAAATGTCCGCTGATTTTTTGCGTTATAAAGACATAGTCAACTCCGAGATAAGAGACGAGTTTGCCAAGCAGGATCATAGGCTTACGGCTCAGGACGACAAAATCTCCGCACAGGATACGCAGATAACCGCTATATCTGATAGGGTTAACACCTTTATCACAGAGTATAATCAGACTATATCACAAATACCTGATATGGTAGTCAATGCTGTTAATGCGTGGCTTAACGATACTACACATTACGATAATATCATAGCTGACTTGGCGGGGTCTTTGCAGGGTCTTAAGCACTTTGATACGGTCGCAGACTTAAAAACTGCTACTTTTACCCAAATCACAGGCAAGGAAATTTGTGTTTGTGAAAACTATTATGTGGGGGACGGCGTGTTTACTATGTGGGAGATTTTAGAATGGCAAACACCCCCCGGCGTTTTTGCTGAGGGCATTGTACACATAGCACTGCCTCACGCTGATGGAGATTTATACTATCGTGTCGCCTTTTTGCGCTCGGAGTATACTGCGTCAACACTTGGCATAGCAACAGCACCGACGGCTACCGCACGCAATACACGGCTGATTAACTGCTGTAAATACAACTTTAATCCAATTTTGATTGACGCTGATTTTACAGTTGATTTATCAGATATTAACACGACAACCAAAACACTTAAAGTGTATAGTAACCCGTCAGCAAAGCATACTATAACTATCGTCAATGGTAATAATTTTATAAGCAGTTTTAAGGACGTTAAAATAATGCACGACACAAACAACTTAAAGCACACAACATTGGACGGTGTAAACTTTGACAACTGCGATATTTTGACAAAAGACGGTGCAACGATGATAGTAAGCAACGTAAATATAAAAAGCTGTTTTATCAATGCATCCCAGATACAGTGCACAGACGAGTATACAAGTGCGGACTATGTTTTTACCGATAACACTTGGACAGCTAACACAATTTTTGGCATCGTCTTAACATCTGCGACAGTCAACAGCTTGCGCAACTGCGTCATAACAAACAACCGTATCACAAACAACAAAGCGACACGCACAAGGCTCTTTTTATCGTCAAACATACCCGCTCGCAACATTAAGATTACAGACAATGTAATCTACAATCCGCATGTATCCACAGATACGCCGCTTGCAGATGGCGTTATCGGCGCTTTTACGTCAATCGGGTCTGCGTCGGAGTTTATGATTACAGTTACTGGTAACACGGTCTACTCATCGACTATCAACACAGCTATGTCCCTTGGCAGAGCAACCGATAATTACCAAAAGTTTACAATGCTGTATAAGGATAACAATATAATTATCAACAGCGGTACAGCGGCAGTGCCTAACTGGTCGTCTGTTTTATCGACTGCGATACAGACTAACGGCACTTTTTACACTAACTTTGTTGGCGACCTGGATACATCGGCAAAACTTGTTTTACAACATGCTGAATATAGTGGAGGTGATGTCACTACAACAAAAGTGTTACCTTTTATTTCCGCTCGTTGTATCGGCTATGCCCCCCAGTCAGACGGTACGCTGATAACGTATGAGCTTAACGCATATTATCGAGCAGATGTATATATTGTGTGTAGTGGAATAGATATGTCATCTCCTAGCCCTGCCTATGTGAATATAAAATTTGCGGGGAAGAGCATGTCATCTTATTTACAAAAATCACCAGCCAACTTTTTAAGAGCAACATTATATATCGAACCGTCAGACCTAGCAGATATACACGGTGTCATGCAAATGTCAATATCAGCAAATGTTCCTATTAGTAACGTTGATGGAGAAGTCAGGTTATTCCGACTTGCTTAGTGGTTTCATGCGGCACACAGCCCCGATTCATTCGGGGCTTTTTATTTTTCACAAAAATATCACAAAACTATCATACAGTTTTCACAAAGGCACGTTATAATATAGACAATGAAACGAGAGGTGCGAAGCTCCTAAACACTATAACAGCCGAAAGGCACAGCAAGAAAGGTTAAAATATGAGTGAAATTTTTTATAGCAAGGTGTATACCGACAGACCAGCATACGCTGATTTTGATGCTCCTGCAAAGTTTGAAGCAATTAAATCTATTATTGCAAAAAGGTTGATAGAGCATCCTAATGCAATATGCTCTTATTCGGGTGGAAGTGATAGTGATATCTTGATGCACTTAATCGAGCAGGTAAGACATCTCTACAATATTACTCCAGTAAAATATGCGTTTTTTAACACAGGGCTTGAAATGCAAGCAATCAAGAATCATGTTAAGGAAATGCGTAACAAGTATTCGGTGGAAATAACGGAATACAGACCGAAGAAAAACATTGTTATAGCAACGAAAGAATATGGTATTCCTTTTGTATCTAAAATAATGTCAGCAGGACTTGAAGGCGTGCAGAAAAAGAATATTCCGCTAAGCATTGCTGACGAATACGCAAACGCCGATGATAAGGTAGCTAAAAGGGCAGAGCTTAAGGAAAGATATCCTGGTTGTGAAACAACAATTAATTTTCTTTGCTGTTGCAATTCAAAAGGCGAACCGAGACCGAACATTCAGCTTGTTATCAATTCATCGAAATATATGCTTGATTTTATTAAAGAGAATCCTATTCCTTTTAAGGTCAGCAACAGATGTTGCGATTATTGTAAAAAACAAATCGCACACAGCGTTCAAAAAGATTTTGATATGGTAATCACCGGTGAAAGGCGTGACGAAGGCGGTATGCGATCTGTACCCCGTAAGGATAATACTTCTATGTGTTTCTCTGAAACAGCAGACGGTAAATATAGATTAAGACCGTTATACTATGTCTCTGATGCAGACAAAGCGTGGTATAAGGATTACTATGGGATAAGATACTCAGATGCATACGAAGTCTATGGATTAACTCGGACAGGTTGTTGTGGCTGTTCGATATCGTCGAAAGCTATAGAAGATTTAGAAAAAATCAGACCATATGAACCTAACTTGGTGCAAGCGGCGTGGAATGTGTTCGGACAAAGTTACACATACCGTCAGAAGTACAATGAATATAAAGCTAAACGCAGAGCTGAGGAAAAGAAATCGATGAAGTTTACCAATGCAGCCCATCAAGACAATAAAGAGAGCGAGTGAGAGCTTCGGCTCTCGCCCTTCGGGGCAACGGAGGTGATTAAAATAAGACCATATCGAAAAAGTGTTATACATACAAACGGAGGTTATGGGGAATTATGGATTGCTGTAATTAATCAAGCAGTTAATGATTATCGCAATCACCCAAATATGCGCGCGGAAGTTGCAAGGTTTTTTAAATCTCCGTGGTTTAATAAAATGACAGGTGTAAACGGTCAAGTAGTGCTTGACAGACTTAAAAAGGAGATTAAATAATTTCACCCAATTTTCACAAAATTATCACACAGTTTTCACAAAGACACGTTATAATATAGACAATGAAACGAGAGGTAACACCTCAAAACACAATGAGAGCCCTGAGGGTAGGAGGAAAAACAAATGGCAAAGGTATTTTACAGTGTTGAGCTTGAGAGCAACAGCTACACGGACGACACCATCAACGGCACACTTGAGGAGTGCAGAGAGTGGTGCAAAGAGCACCGATACACCAACGCAGACGGTCGCATCGCTGAGATAACTGATGACGGCGACCCGCTGGTAACAGCTTTTTACGAGATTGAGAATTGAGAGCTTCGGCTCTCGCCCTCTGGGCGATAAAGAAAGGAAGTGAGAAAATGCACAAATATCAGATAATTTTTATGTTAAATAACGGCAGTTCAATTGCTCTACCTGAGGATAATTTTAACCTTGCTGTTAAGGCGGCTAAAGCCCTTATAAAGCTTAAAGTTGTCGGTGTTGTTTCCATTGTAAACACCGAAACCGAAGGCTCGACAACCTTCATAGACACAGAAAAATAACGGCTTCTGAAGCGTTGAGCCTATCAGCGCTATCCCAACCCGCAAGGGTTAAATATGACCGTGCGCAACGGCAAAATAATATTGCGCTCGTTGTTTATATCAGCTTTCGACCAAAACCGCATTATCCCTGTGCGGTGAGCGTAAGTACACAGCCTCCCTGCTCGGCTGAGATGAGCAGGAGAAAGAGAGATTTTTAAGATGGCAAAGGCAAACAAACCAAAGACAACAAATCTGACAACAAAGGTAGCAGGCGTGACTATAGCGATAGTCAAAAAGACATGGAGCGACGACAGCATAAGCTGTGATGTGACACTGTCCATTGCAAAGGCAAAGCTTGTAACGATTTATGGCATTCGTATCGTTGAGGGCAAAAACGGCAAGTTTTTATCAATGCCCGCTCGCAAAGGTAGCGACGGTGAGTATTACTCACACGCTTACATAGCGGACGAGGACGTATACAACGCTATACTTGAGACAGTCACAGAGTAAGACAGTGAGAGAGGGGAGTTAATCTCCCCTCAATTACTATATTACGGAGGTAATAATGGCACGCAAAAAGACACTATCAAAGCAATACCAACAGCAAATCAAGCGTATAAACAAGCGTCTTGAGGAGCTTGCAAAAGAGGGGTATAACATCGTTGGCGACTTTACGCCGACAACACCCCAAAAGCCGACCCGCAAGCAAGTCGAGGCGCTCAAAAAGGTCACGCCCGAGGCACTGCGTCGTATGGCTGACAAAAACTACAACATTAACATAGGCAAGGGCAAGCAGATAGCACAAAAGGTCGCAAAGTCAAAAAAAATCGACTATCGTAAAAAGCCCGTATCGGCTCGTCCGCCTAAGCCGCCTAAAAAGCAAAAAGTGCCACGAGAGACTGAACCCGTCGTTGACGAGGGCGCTCTGATATACGAGGCGATAAAAAAGATTTTAGATCAACCATACTCAACCGGACTTAACATATCACCAGAGATATACTATGCTAACCAGCAATCTTTAAGGGATTTGCTGGATAGCGTGATAGCAAAGGACGGACTTGACGTGGTGTTACGGCGTTTTGCTGATGCTGGCACGGCTGTAATTGATGCCATACAAGGCTTTGTGTATGGCTCGGACGGAAAAGATGACTATATGCAAAGCTGGTATAGCTTTGTTGAGATTTTGACAGGCGGTAACGTAAGTTATGATGTATCGGATATCGCAGACGAGATGTCCGATTTTGACGATGATGTGTATGATGGGCAGTTACAGACAGTCGGCGACAGCGAGCTTGCCTATGACAGTGATGCGCGAGTATATGTTGACATCAACACCGGCGATGTTATTTTTGAGTATGATGAGGACGTGATGTCATGGGTTGATGTACGCGCAGGCGAGCTGGTAAGCACAACGGATATTGCTAATTACGGAGGCTAAGTATGGCAAAAAAGCGTAAAAATGCTATGTATATGGCGGACTTTGAGACAACTGTGTATGACGGTCAGACATCAACGGAAGTATGGGCGGCTGCGCTGGTCAAAATCGGCACAGAGGACGTTATTATATATCATAGGATAGGTGATTTTTTACACGCTGTCGAGGATCTGAGCAAGACCAATAAAACCGACGTTACCGTTTATTTCCACAACTTAAAGTTTGACGGCACGTTTATCTTGTCGTATCTGCTCTCGACGGGGCTTTATCGTCAGGCTCTCCACCGGGACAGACACGGTGATTTTCGGTTTGATGAGGATAAGTCCTTGTGCGATGGTTGCTTTAAGTATATGGTGTCTGATAAGGGGCAGTGGTACGAGATAACACTTAAGTTTCAAGGGCACTTTATACGGTTCAGGGATAGCTTAAAGCTGTTGCCGTTCTCAGTCAAAAAAATTGGTAAAGATTTTAAGACAAAACATCAAAAGCTTGAGATGGAGTATAAAGGGTATCGTTATGCTGGCTGTGAGATAACACCTGCAGAGCAAGAGTATATTGCTAACGACGTACTTGTTGTTGCTGAGGCTTTACAAATGATGATGGAGAGAGGGCACGATAAGACCACAATAGGAGGTTGCTGTTTGGCAGAGTTTAAAAAACAGTATCCCAAGCGCGCGTGGGACGTATTATTTCCTGACCAAAGTGACGAGTATATCGACGAGTGCTTTGGCGCAGAAACTGCGGACGAGTACGTCCGCAAGTCGTACCGCGGTGGTTGGTGCTATGTTGTTGATGGCAAGCAAAATAAGATTTTTAATGACGGCGTTACCGCAGATGTTAACAGCTTATATCCGTCAATGATGCACTCACAATCAGGTAATTTTTACCCCGTCGGTTGGCCAAGATTTTTTAAAGGCAATTGCATCCCGTTTATATATCAGGATATTACCAAATATTACTATTTTGTGCGTGTGCGGACACGATTTTACATAAAAAAGGATAAGCTACCATTTATTATGATTAACGGCAACTGGAGATATCCAGCAAGGACAGCACTCACAACGTCGGACGTAAAAAATGTAGACGGGCAGTATTGTAAATATATAACAACACTTGACGGACAGACCGAGCCGACAAGTGTTGAGTTAACGCTTACCTGCACAGATTTACAGCTGATGCGGGAGCATTATGACCTTGTGGATTTTGAGATACTTGACTTTGCAGTGTATCACTCTGAGCAAGGTTTATTTGATGCGTATATTGATAAGTATGCCAAGATAAAAAAGGCAAGCAAGGGCGCTGAGCGGGCACTTGCTAAGCTGTTTTTAAACAATTTATATGGCAAGACCGCACAAAGCTCCGCCAGCAACTTTAAAATTGCAAGGCTTGACAATGGCATATTAAAATTTAGAACACAACTTGCAAATGACCGCAAGGTCGTCTATATACCGATAGGCTCGGCAATTACAAGCTATGCCCGTAACTTTACGATAAGAGCAGCGCAACAAAATTATTACGGAAGTGACAAAGCAGGATTTATATATGCTGATACGGACAGCATACACTGCGATTTGCCAGCAGATAAGATAAGAGGCATAAAGATACACGATGTAGATTTTTGTTGCTGGAAATTGGAAAATGAATGGGATAGAGGGATTTTTGTAAGAGCAAAAACATATATAGAGCATACCGTCAAGTGCGACGGTGTACCTGTCGCCCCCTTTTATCAGATAAAGTGCGCCGGAATGTCGCCCGAATCTAAGGCGTTGTTTAATGCACAGCTTACCAGCGGACAGGCAAAGCTAACGGATTTTAAAGTGGGCTTTGAGATAGCAGGTAAAAAATTACCAAAACAGATTAAAGGCGGTACAGTGCTTTTTGATACTAATTTTAAATTGCATCCAAAGAGATAGATATAACAATAGCTGACGGGTCATAAAGGCTCGCCAGCTATTTTTATATCATCAAGCAAGTAACTATCGGACAGCGCTGCGGTAGCAAACCCGATTTTGCGGACGTGCAGGTTTTACGCTGTGCTGTCACGTCGCAACAAGAGCCGTCACAGATAGGTTGCAAGATAGACTTAATTGTATGACAGGCACTTCAGAATTGCCTGTTTGCATTCAAGGTCTTTAAACCTAAACGCACCATTAACAAAGTAATTACGCAGACGGTCTTTGAGGACACCCGCACCGCCAATCAAGGTGTGGTCTATGCAATGGTCGGAGATGCTTGCCGAGATGCGTACTGGATAGCTTGCATCGACAGCATGGTCACAGTATAATATACCGTCAGCATCGTACTGCCACAACCCGAAGTCTGAGTTGTTGTTGCGTATAGTCGCAACATAGCGACCTCGCCCAGTCGGGCGGGATATAAAGGCTGTGTTGTCGTTGAGGTATACACCTTCGGCGGCAAAGTCAGTGTAACAGGTTTTGGCAAAAGCTCTGTTAAAAGCGCTTTGCTGTTGCGCTTTGGACGCATAATCATTAAAATTACGCTCTAAGACCCAGCCGTCGCCCCGCAAAAACTTTGTTTGAGAGTTAAGACGGCCAGTGATGCCAAGTACGTTATAGTACGGATTAAGCAAGCTAACGCTGTTACTACACATATAGAGCGGTACATACCTTACCATCTTGTGCTCAGCACGTGCAATTGATGTATGTATACTGTTAAGCTTTTTAAGCTCATCGGGCACATACACGTTGGTCTCTGTCTGTATCTCGTCAAAAAACATCGACGTTGCATCGCAAAAAAGCTGTGAGCGCTTTTTGATATACTCACAGGAGTTTATCGGCACAACATAACCGCAAGCAATATCGTTAAGGTAGATATCAGCGTATTTTTTCTCAACGATTTTTTGTGTCATGTCATACTTGTCAAAGTATAAGTTATGCACAGTCTTAAAAAAGGCGTTTGTGTAGTCAGGGAGTTCATTCTGCCAGCGGACAAGACACACAAATTTCTCACCTTTTTGTAAAAATCTGTTAATCAGATAATGTGCAAAGTAAGTCGTTTTACCAGCAGTACGGTTACTCTCAACAATGTATATTTCAGGACGTTTGCCGTTGATGTCTACGCTGGACAGTAAGCGGTCGCCCGTGTAAAAAACTGGTTTTGTCATTTTATCACTCCATATAGTAACGCACGCCCAGTTAGCGCTGGGCGTGGTCGAAAAGAAAAACAAAGGAAAAAGGAAATATGAACATGTCAATCCTGTTGACAGTTGTATTATAGCATAAGAACAGGAAACAAATCAATACCTTGTAAAGTCAAGTATTGTTAATTGGTGGTGCGTTAGGGCGGAGATGGGAAAAATTGGAAGATGACCATGGCATTAACATGT